CCTGAGCCGGACGGTGAAGCGGGCGCTGGAAGTGCTGCGCCCGCCACCGGAACTGACGATCAGTGACTGGGCGGATCAGAACCGGCGGCTGAGTTCGGAGGCCAGCGCCGAGCCGGGACAGTGGCGCACCAGTCGCGCGGAATACCAGCGCGGTATCATGGAGGCGATTTCCGATGCAGGTGTGGAAAGCGTGGTAATTATGTCCTCCAGTCAGGTGGGCAAGACCGAGATGCTTAACAATTCGGTCGCCTATCACATCGATCAGGATCCGGCCCCGATCATGGTGGTCATGCCGACCGAGCGGGATGCGGAAACATGGTCGAAGGACCGGTTCTCGCCCATGGCGCGCGATACGCCGTGCCTGACCGGCAAAATAGCGGATCCGAAATCCCGTGATGGCAACAACAAGATCCTGCACAAGCGGTTTCCGGGCGGGCACCTGACCATCGTCGGGGCCAATGCGCCCTCGGGGCTGGCCAGCCGCCCGATCCGGTTGCTGATGTGCGACGAGGTCGATCGCTATCCGTTCAGCGCCGGGGCCGAGGGGGATCCGGTGAACTTGGCCAAGAAGCGGACCGTGACGTTCTGGAACCGCAAGATCGTGCTGGTTTCGACGCCCACGAACAGGGGCGCTAGCCGGATCGAGGCGGCATACGAGGAAAGTGACCAGCGGCAATACCATGTGCCGTGTCCGGAATGTGGTGAGCCGCAGGTACTGGTCTGGGGGCAAGTAAAATGGGACAAGACTACGGGCGGGGCACATAGACCGGAAACCGCAAAGTATCACTGCATCCAGTGCAACGCAGCATGGACAGACGAGACCCGTTGGGCGGCCATCGGGAAAGGGCATTGGCAGGCGCGCGAGCCGTTCACCGGCATTGCGGGCTTCCATCTGAATGAAATCTATTCGCCCTGGGTCCGGCTGGAGGCAATGGCAAAAGCGTTCCTCTCGGCCCGCGCCGGGGGTGACGACACGATGAAAACATTCATCAACACTTCGCTCGGGGAAACCTGGGTGGAGAGCGGCGAAGCGCCGGATTGGCAGCGTCTGCTCGATCGCAAGGAAGACTGGGCCGCAGGCACGGTGCCTGCGAACGCCCTGTTCCTGACGGCGGGCGCGGATGTGCAGAAAGACCGGATTGAGGTTGATGTTTGGGCCTGGGGACGCGGGCTGGAAAGCTGGTTGATCGATCACATTGTTATCGAAGGCGGCCCCGGTTCGGAGGCCTGCTGGAATGGTCTCACCGATTTGCTCGGTCGGACATGGCAACACGCGAACGGCAGCCAGATGACCATCGCGCGCCTCGCAATCGACACCGGTTATGAAACCCCGGCGGTGTATGGCTGGGCCCGCAAGGTCGGCTTTGGCCAGGTGGCTCCGGTCCAGGGGGTGGATGGGTTCAATCGGGCCAGCCCGGTGTCGGGGCCAACTTTTGTCGATGCGACCATTGCCGGCAAACGCCTGCGCCGTGGCGCGCGGCTCTGGACGGTGGCGGTGTCGACCTTCAAATCCGAGACCTACCGGTTCTTGCGCCTGGAACGGCCAACGCCCGAGGAACTGGCCGCCGGAACGGATTATCCGCCCGGAACCCTGCACTTGCCAAACTGGATCGACAGCGAATGGCTGAAGCAACTGGTGGCCGAGCAGCTGGTGACGGTGCGCAACAAACGCGGGTTTGCGCGGCTGGAGTGGCAGAAACTGCGCGAACGCAACGAGGCGCTCGATTGCCGGGTTTACGCGCGCGCGGCGGCGTGGATCCTCGGGGCCGACCGTTGGTCGGAAAAACAATGGGATGAGCTGGAGCGACAGGTGGCGGCTCCCGAGAAAGATGCGCCAGCCGTATCGCAATCACGATCGGCCAGGCCCACAAGCCAGCGCCGTTCGGTGCGCTCGAACTATATGAGGTGAGACCCAGTAGAAACAAGCGTCAATGCAGGCAGCATTTCTTGAATTTCTTGCCGCTGCCGCAGGGACAAGGGTCATTGCGTCCGACCTTGGCTTCCGGATGGATGAATGTCTCGGTCCAGGGGGCCACACGGAATTCGTTGCTAACCTTGCGTTTCTTCTGATTGGCGAAAAACTCTTCGGAATAGCAATGCCATTTTGACAATTCGTGGACGGCATCGGCGATGAAGCATTTTCGGTAACGGCGGTTTTTTGGTATGCCGCCTTCATCGCGTGTAGCCTGTAAATCTCCAAGAAAATGGCCAAAATTGCAGTAATCCTCGGGGATCAAATCCTTGTCGAAAACTGCCCTCACGTCTTCGGTCATGTCTTCGAGCCCGAGATCGGCAATGGCGTCCACCCAGCCGGTCAACACCTCAAGGGGAACTTCTGGGCAGCGGCTACGAAATGTCCGGAAGTAGTCTTCGATTGTAGCGCTGTGATCCGGGTGCAGTTGCGTGATCAATACCAAGGCGCTCATCAGGGAACTGCGGGCGAACTCATCCGCATCGGGGTCCTCGATAGCCTCGAACAGAGGCTGCAGATCACCATCAAATGCTCCGGCCATGACACGAAAGCTCGTTTCCGTGACTGCGTCGCCCAGGAGATGATCAAGGATCGGGGTTGGTCGACGCAGCAAGTGAAGCAGTGGGCGATAGGCACGCGGGTCGCGCCATTCGCCGAACATGTGAAAGATCGGAATGAGGGCGATCACCTCATCCTCGTTCATATCGGGCATCGGTTGGGCCCCAAGGCGAGTTATGAGATCAACGAAGATCGGAATCATGGTCTCGCGGTTGGTCCCTGCGGCTATCATCGCCGCTTTGGGAAAAATGTCATCGCGCGCGAGATCGCGCATAATTTCGGAGGGTGTCATGGGTTCGCCTAAAATGAGTCGTTCTTCGTGCAATTTGAAACACATTCCTTGTTTGGGTCAAATCATATGACAACTCTGGCAGAACTACAAACCCGCCGCGAGGCACTGGCGACCTCGCGCGCCAGTGGCGTAGCCCGGGTCAGCTATGATGGCAAGACGGTGGAATACCGAAGCCTTGCGGAAATCGACCGCGCCATCGATGTCCTGGATCGCGAAATCGCCACGCTCGAGGGGCGATCGATGATCAGGCAGGTGCGCGTGACCACGAATAAGGGCCTGTAATGAAACTGTTCAATGCGTTTCGCCACCAACCCAACGGCGGCCCAGCCTCCGTGCGCGCCCGCCTCGAAGGGGCTATGTCGCGTCGCCGCCTGCGCGGCTGGCAGCCACCGCTGGAAAATATCAACTCGCTGGTGGCTTCGGGCGGGCCGCGCCTGCTGGCGCGATCGCGCGAGTTGGTCCTGACCAACGGGTATGCCGCAAATGCTTGCGAGTCCTATGCGGCCAATTTGGTTGGCGACGGAATAAAGCCATCCTCCTTGATCGAGGATTCGGACCTTCGAGACACGGTCCAGCGGCTGTGGCTGGCTTGGACTGATCAGGCGGATGCCGACGGGCTGACGGATTTCTACGGATTGCAGGCGATGATCGCGCGCGAAATGTTCGTCGCGGGGGAGTGTTTTGTGCGCATCCGACCACGCCGTACCGAAGATGGCCTGCTGGTGCCAATGCAATTGCAACTGCTGCAATCGGAAATGCTGCCGTTTGAGAAGGTCGAAACAGCGCCCAATGGCAACCGCATCCGCTGCGGTATCGAGTTTGACCGGATTGGGCGGCGCGTGGCCTATCATTTTCGTCGCCGCCACCCGGGCGACAGTACCGACCGGGGTTTGGAGTTCCCGGAGACGACAAGGGTTCCGGCGGAGGACGTGCTGCACATCTACCGCCCGATCGATGCGGGTCAAATTAGGGGCCTGCCGCATGTAGCTCCGGCCATGGTGCGGCTGTTTCTGCTCGATCAATATGATGACGCCGAGCTCGACCGCAAGAAAACCGCCGCGATGTTCGCGGGTTTCATCACCAAGAATGCGCCGGATGAAGCGTTGATGGGGGAAGTCGAAGACACCGGCGAAGGCATCGGTATCGCCAGCCTGGAGCCCGGCACCTTGCAGGTTTTGTTGCCCGGCGAGGATATCAAGTTCTCGAGCCCCGCCGATGTAGGGGGCGGTTATGAGGCGTTTCAATATCGCACCTTGCTGTCGATCTCGGCCTCGCTTGGCTTGCCGTATCATCTGGTCACCGGCGATGTGCGGCAGGCCAACTATTCCAGCCTGCGGGCTGAGCTGGTCGAATTCCGAAGGCGGATCGGCCAATTGCAACACGGGGTGATGGCGCATCAATTCTGCCGTCCCATCTGGCAGCGGTGGCTGGAAACGGCCGCCCTGTCTGGCGCGCTTAATCTGCCTGATATGGCCAGGGCCAAACCGGTGCACTGGATCCCGCCACGCTGGGATTGGGTCGATCCGCTGAAAGATATTCAGGCGCAGTTGCTCGGGATCGAAGCCGGGCTGGTGTCGCGCAGGAAAGCGGTCGAGGCGACAGGTTATGACATCGAAGAAATCGACCGCGAGAATGCGGCGGATGCGGAGCGCGCCGCAGCATTGGGCCTCCATTACAGCACCAGCCCCGGCGAGACGCAGGGCGCGCGGGCTACGCCCGTGAAACCGGCAGACCCTGAAGAAATATCGCAATAATAAGGAAACCCCATGAACAACTGGTATTCGATCTGTGCCCTGAACGAGGGTGCGGAAATCTCGATCTATGACGAAATCGGCGCTTATGGCGTCTCGGCCAAAGCCTTTTTGGCCGATCTTGGCAAGCTGCCGGACAAGGCCCCGCTGACGCTCAGGCTCAACAGCCCGGGCGGGTCGGTGTTCGATGCGGTGGCAATCTATAACGCCCTGCAGCGCCACGCGGGCAATGTCACCGTTTCTATCGACGGCATTGCCGCGTCCGCCGCCTCCTACATCGCTATGGCTGGTGACGAGATCATCATGCCGGAAAACGCCTTCCTGATGATCCATGACCCCTCTGGCATGGTCATGGGCACGGCGGCGGACATGCGGTCCATGGCCGAGGCGCTCGACAAGATCGGCGGCAGCCTGCTGCGCGGCTATGCCGCCAAATCCGGCAAGGCGGAAGACGAAATTGCAGCCCTCATGGCCAAGGAAACATGGCTGGATGCGGGTGAGGCGCTGGAGATTGGATTTGCCGACACAATGTCCGAGCCGGTGAAAATGGCTGCCAGATTTGATGTCGGCCAATTCAAAAACACACCGCCGGAAATCATCGAGGCGGTGACGGCGAAGGATGAACCTGCCGTGGCGGGTCTGGAAACGAAGCCAGAATCTACCCCTGGGACCAAGGCTGACCCCATGCCTGACTCCGCCGCCATCCGCAACGAGGCCATGACTTACGCCAAAACTGTCGTCGATCTTTGCCGCCTCGCGGGTCAACCGCAGATGGCGGCGGGGTTCCTCGCGTCCGAGGCCAGCCTTGAGGATGTCCGCAAGGTCCTGATCGACGCAAAAGCGGCCAATGAACCGGACATCTCCTCCACCCACCCGCAACAGGGGCCCACGCCGCAGGCCAAACCCTGGGGCGACGTGATCGCCCGCACCTTCAAACGCAAAGGATAACACCCCATGACCACTTTGACCGAAACCCGCCACGCAGGCGGCTTTATCATTTGGGAGGCGTTTCGGGATTACACCCGCGAGGTCGTCACCATTGCCACCGGCGGGGCCAACCCCGTTTTGGAGCCCGGCACCGTGCTCGGCAAAATCACCGCCTCCGGCAAATACGCCGCCCATGATCCGGCCGCCGTGGATGGCACCGAGACCGCCATCGCCGTGCTCTGGGGCAAGGCGGACGCAACCGCGGCCGATGTTGATGCGGTTGTGCTACTGCGCGGCCCCGCCATCGTCAACGGCAACGATCTGGTATTCACCGGCGCGCCCACTGCGCCGGAAATCACCGCTGCCCATACGGCGCTCGCCGCCGTCGGCATTC